GGGCTTCGGCTCTATAGTAACCCTCGAAACTGTACTCGCTTTGTGGTATGCCTTGAAGTCGTACAGTGACACGAGCCTGAACAATGAGGAGTTGGTCCGACCTATGACCAGCGGAGAGGAAGTGAAATTCCAATCCGCAGGGCTTATAGGCGGCTCGATGTACCCCGTGGGCATGCTTATTGAGCCCGTGAGTATGGGCACTGTGTCACGACTGAAACCCAGCAAGATGCAGGCAGATGAAGTACTTGGACCTAGTCCAAGTGGGATTGCCCAACTGCGCCCTGTGACGCTTGATGATGAGGTGGTTTACCCTATGCAGAGAGGATTGGAAGCTTACCAGTCTGAGCATATTGCCATGGACCCCGACTTATTGGAACCAATAGTCGACATGGCTATGCGTCAGCACAAGGAGGCCACTTCCGGTACTTACAAGGGGATACTGACCTTTGAGGAGGCATTGCAGCCACCTCCAGAGGTCAAGTTGAAGCCACTCAATCGGAAGTCAAGTCCTGGCTTTAAGTACCGTGATCATGTCACGGCACGACAACCCGGGAAGACCTTCGCGCTGGGATATGAAGGTGACATTGACTTTGAGAAAGTCAGTGTCCCCAAGGATTCCAAGGGCACTTTTTGGTGGATGGCACCTGAGAGATATGAGAAGCTCGATGAAGCAACCGATGGTGGGTTGTTATTGTATGCGAACGAAGGCTTGCGTGAGGTGCACGCCGATGTGATGCATATTATCAACAGGGCTGCAGAAGGAGAAAGAACTGCACATTATTGTGTGGATTTCCTGAAGGATGAGCTCAGACCGTTGGAGAAGGTCAAAGCCGTGAAGACCAGGGTCATTAGCGGAACAGAAATGGATTACACCATTGCTGTCCGCATGTTCTTTGGCACCTTCATGGCGGCAAGTTTCTCATCGCACACCGTTTCTGGTATGGCTCCTGGAATCAACCACTATACAGAGTGGGGGGTTCTGGCTGAGAAGTTGCTTGAGAAAGGGGATGCCATCTTTGATGGGGACTTTTCCCGCTTTGATGCGAGCGAGCAGCCTTGGATTCATGAGGCGATCCTGCGGTACATCAACTGGTGGTATCGGCAGGACCCAAACTGGGACGAGATGGATGAGCGCATAAGAAATGTGCTCTGGCTCGATCTGGTCCACTCTCGCCACATTACTGGGCTTGGAAACAAGCTTGATGTGGTGATGCAGTGGAACAAATCATTGCCGAGTGGGCATCCGCTCACAACAATCGTCAACTCCATGTATTCACTTATCACCATCGCAGGGTGCTATGTGTCGCTGACAGGGAACTACGATATGTGGGACCACTGCTTCATATGCACCTTTGGTGATGACAACATCAACTCCGTGGACGAACACACTCGCGACGTCTTTAACCAAGAGAGTGTAGCACGAACCATGAAGGAGTTGTTTGCCCTTGATTACACCGCAGGGAACAAGGGAGGTGAACTGGTCAAATGGTCTACTATTGACCAGGTCACCTTTCTGAAGAGATCCTTTGCGAGGGATGAACCCACCCACCGATTGGTGTCTAATACGCCATTTGTGGGTTGGGTTGCACCCCTTGCTAAGGAGAGTTTCCTGTATGAGGGGTACTGGTACAAGAATCCACGTGACCCGATGGGGGACGTGGCAGAGAGAATCAGCCATTCGCTTGGGGAGCTATCTTTGCACCCTTTGGAAGAGTGGAACGAGTATGCTCCCAAGATACTTGCTTGGGC